GACCAGTCAGCACCAGTATACATTTGAATTTGTAGTTCAGATGCACTGATGTAATGATTAACAATACGAGTACGAGTATCTGCAGCCTTGCGTGCTGAGTCTGAAACCATATTGGTTGCAGCGCAGTTAAATGATGGTAGCGGTGCCATTGCTTCTGCAAGGTCACGTGCTGCTACGTCAATGAAGTTAGCAACTAGAGGCTTTGGGTATTCCTCAGAAAACATTGCAGGGTAAACCTTGCTGATGTCTCCCTGACGTACAGAGAGCACATCACGCATTCTCTGGTCACGTGCGGCGTAGCGTGTTTGTAGCCGTGCTACTTTTGCTACTACCTCTTTAGTTGATAACAATTGTTTTCCTTACTTAGACTTTTTAGTTAATCCTGGGTACTTCTTAGCGATGGCCTTCTTAGCATCCATCTCAGCCTTCTTAACACCTGCAGGTGATACTTGACGTTGCAGTTCTCGTACAGCAGCAGGACCTGTAAGTTGCTTAGCCTTTGCAGTTGGCTTTGCTGGAGCCTTAGTTGCTGGCTTAGTCATTGAAGTCTTAGCAGTCTTTGATGCTGCACTTGTTTTTCCAAATGCATTCATTTCAGCAGTCATTCTTTTCTTACGGTTTTCTACTGACTTCATTCTTTTTTCTTCAGCCATAACTTTTTTTCCACCCATCGCTTGCGTAGCAACTTGTTCTTTTGTAATCTTTGGGTACATATCTTTAATCTTTGCTTTCATTGCAGGGTCCATTGCTGCTATAACTTTCTTAGCCTTAGTGACTCTTGCAGCATAAGCCTTTGGATCAATTCCTTTTGGCATAGTTATCTCCTACTTATTTACTGAGCCGCGAAGACCGCTGCCACTGCCGAATGAACCAATACCGCCACGCATACCTGAACCACCACGTGGTTTTACAGGAACTTTAGGTTTTGAAGGGCTTTGTGAATTAGATAAAACTGATTTGGATATACCAATTTTTCCAGACTTCAAATCTTTCTTTGCTACTTTGCTATAAAAAGTATCTTGCTGTTTCATTTCTTTGCGTGATGCTTTATCTTTTGCAAACTCACGTTCTTTTGCGGTTGCTTTAGTAGTCTTTTTTGTAGAAGCAGATTTAAGAGTTTCCTTGCTTGACTTCTTTGCAGATCCTGTTTGTTGTTTTTTAAGTTCTGCTACATATCTTGCAGTATTTGTATCGTACTTTCTTTTTTCTGCTGGCGTAAGATCAGAGTACTTTTTACCTGGCGCAACAGAAGCAATACGCTTGTCCATTTTTGATAACTTATCGTTTGGCTTCTTCGCTGCCATAGTATCTCCTTATTAGATGAATGTGCGGTCTTTCTCTGCGAGCAGTTCATCTATGTTGATAACTGTTCGTTTGCCTACCTCTTGTCGAGATAGGAAAGGGTTTTTCATATGGTGGGTCTTGTGCATACCTTGGTTGAGCATCTCACGTGCTCTAATCTCACAGAACCACAGAGCCATTACCATATCGGTCTTGCCTTTAGTGGTAGGTGACCACGTAATCAATTGCTCGATGAGCGCCTTAACGTTTTCAGTTTGATCTGAAGGTAAGTGAATAAGGTTATCGCGGTGGTGCTTGCCATCGAACTGCTTGGTGCCGAACAAAGTTGACATTGATGCAACACCGAAGCCTGAGTCCCACTTATTGGTTCCAGTATGGTGTTCCCGCAGTAGCACTCCTCGAGAGGCCAGGTTTTGTCTAATACCTTCGTCTTGGGTAAGGAAAGACTGGAACGCATTCTTTTCTACAATCCACTCGCTAGGTTGATATAGCCCAGTCCAGTCAAAGATTAACTGACGGATTGCAGCAGGCGTTGGCCTAGTAATTTTAATAGCATCAACGATATAGCGTTTATGACTAACCCGATCAATAGCGTAACAAACGACGGCTGTATCACCAACCATAGCGGGATCAAGACCACAAATAAAAGAAAAGCCGTTGACATCACGCGGATGGCCTGGGTTACCAGGAACCAAACGACCTGCTTTACGCATTCCATCTATAGAACCTCGCACACATACTGGGTCAAAGATGGCATCATCTGAGATATCTTGTTGTTGATAGACCAAGGCCCAGGTACTTGCATCCATTGCTTGACGTTCGTTGTATAGGTTGCGACCATTCCAACGCGGATATAAACCATCTTCGTCTTTATCAGATTCCATCTGCCCATCAAAGGGAGCATCCGATGCGGGCCACAAGGTAACCCATTTCTCAGGGTCCTCGTGGGTTTCAAGTAATGCTGGCATAGCCAGATATTTCCAAGGTACCAGGCCACCAGGGTAGCGGTCCTCGGAACGTAGTTCCTTGTATAAGTCAATTGCCGTAACACGGGTACCTACAATAATTAATTTACCAGTAGGGTTCAGACGAGAGCGCACATCCTGGGTTAACCAACGGATCTGCTTCTCAAACTCATTTGCGTTCTTTAATGTCACCGCATCGTCTACGATAATCATATCGGCACGCTTGCCGTAGATCTGACCGCCGATACCGACGGCTTCGATGTTCGGGTCCTTTTCAGATGACTCACGTAGTTCATCACCAAAGGTCACACGGGTTGCCTGCCAGGAAGCGGTCTTAGAATTAAACCCTACGCCAGCAGCGTAAGCCTGTTGCAATGCTTCATAATTTGGATGTGTCAGGCGTTGCTTGATGGCGTAGAGAAAGTCAGCAGCCAATTGCTGCGTTTGTGAAACTATCAGGACTCTAAAGTTAGGGTTCTGACAAACCTGCCAGGTGACGTAATCTACAGTCACAGTCATAGACTTGGCGTGGTTAGGAGGGATATTAAGAAGAATGCGGTTATTAGCCAGCCCTGGTTCATACTTCATAGAAGGGTGTAGCCAGCCAGGTTCACGACCCTCGATTACATCTATCAGGTTTTGCTGGTGTGGAAAAGTCCGAGAGTGTAGGTAGCGCTGGCGGAACTCGGCAAAGGTAAGATCGTGGACATCTGAGGATGCGTAGTTCTTGTCTTTAAGACCTAGCCGTGTTCGGTCAATCTTGTCGCAAAAGTTCTTATCAGTTCTACGGTAGTACTCGTAGGTCTTATAGGATTTACCAGCAGATGCCGTGGCAGCCTCAATGGTCATACCCTCTGCAACACCTGAGAGGATTACTCGCTTAGCGATATCACTGGACTTCTCCGTCATCGCATCTCCTCTAATAAGCGCCGCGAGGCGCAAAACATTTTTTTTACTAGGGGAAGGATCTCTATACTGGAGATAGACTCATCCCCACTAAAAGCGGTGCCACGCACCGCAAGTCGGGCTTGACGCCCGAGGGAGCCACAGCGACCGAGGGGTAAGTTGGTGCTCGTCCTAGGGGGACTCGCGTAGTGCCAACGTAGCGAGATTGGGTCGTAAAACTAGTACTGGATCGTTTTACTCCCCTACTATATATAAGGCAGAAAAAATAGCCCATTTCCCGTCTACGGTAGATTTTATTTTCTATTAGTGACTAACGTCACTTTAATATGTGTACAAACTAGGACATTATCTGGATCTCACTTTAGCGTAAATTTTTTGTTGGGGAGTATGTATGTAGTGGTGTTGGAACTTAACACCCCCGCGTCCGTTTTCCACAGGCTGTGGATAACCCCCACCCCCCCTGTGGATAACTTGATAACCTGTGGATAAGTTATTATGTAAAGTAAACGGGCGGGCTCTACTTTCGGCGCCCTTACATAATCTAATCCTATGTCTATTAATAACCCTGTACCTTAGCCTTAGACATTCAAGGTTTAATTGTCTACCTTGTGGAATCCCCGTAAGTTACTGAGCGGTAACATATCGCCCCGTAATTGGTTGAAAGTTCAACTACATCGTGACCCGTAAGACCTTGCAATTGTCGACAAATAGACATTGACTCTCAGATAGTTCACAGGTAATCGTTATCAAATCGTTATCAAATAAGCCTTGTTTTGGCTTGACATACGGTAGACACCCGTGTATAGTTGCCTTATCAATTAATAAATGTTAATTGAATTAACCTAAGAGGAGTTAGACAAATGAAAGCATTCACAGTAAGAGAACTAGAGATTCTCAAGGAGTCTCTAAAAACTACCGATTCAAGCCAGAGAGATTTACTCGCTAAGATTTGGAACGCTCAGCACTCTATCATCAAATCTGAGATAAAGAAAGCGGGCAACTAATTATGACACGTAAAGACTATGTGCTAATCGCTGAAGCAATTTGCAACACAAGAACTAAGGCAGACTTTCAAGGCAAGGCGGGAGATGAAGCCACAATTCAAGAGGTTGCCCGTTCAATGGCTCAACTCTTGAAATATGACAATGTCCGATTTGATGAAGACCGCTTCTTGGTCGCTTGCGGGGTGAACTAATGAGCGTTTACTACGTATCAAATGAGAATGGCGATTGGTGGACGATTGACACCGAAAGCACATCGGGGCAGACCTTGTTCGTGATAAAGGAGGAAGACCTCAAGAAGAAGGCATACGCGGAAGGGCTTATATGGGCAGACGCTGACCTAAACTTCATAGATAAGTTAGAGAATGTCATCCGTGAGCACGGCACGGCGCAAGATGTGGAGGTGGAGGGATGAGACTTAATTGGGGAACACGTATAGGCAAGATGCAGATAACCGTAAAGGGAACATCACGGGCGCATTGGTACTATTGGATTAAGAGAGAAGGGGCTCACGATTGGCGGGCAGGATACTACGGCTTCAATATGGAGATTCCCTACCGCGAGACATTCACGACAAGCGCACAGGCCCGCGCCTATTGTGAGAAGGTAGACCGCGACACTCTAGTAATCGAGGAGGTGAGGGCGGTAGGATAATCAAAATCGATCAAAATCGCCCCCGCGCTACGGGCTACGGATTCATAATCCGACGGGGGCACAAGGTAAGGGACACACCGTCCCGCCTTAGCCTAGGAAGGGCGACAAATGCAGACAATCACAAGGCAAGAGATGGCAACGGCGTTAGGTCTTCCAATGGAGGACGTGGCGATTATTAGGGTGAACTCTTATAGCAAGCACATCACGATTAAGGGAACATCATATTGCGGGCGGATTAATCACGACGGTAACAACATCCCGACACAATGGGAGGCGCTAACAGGACAAGAATGTGCCACGTGTGTTAAGCGATACAACGCAAAGGCGGGCAAATAATGGCCGTGATGTGTGAGACCTGTAAGTGTTCGATATATCTAGAGACACAACCCGACGGTACCCGCGCTTATGGCGGATGCGAGAACGAATGCGTGTGTTGTAACGGTAGCGATATCCTAGAGGTATTGCAGACCCGTAATGAGCAGGTCATAGCCCTAACCGATGAGATGCGGGAAGAGTTAGAAGACGCCGAGGATATGGGCGTTAGTAATCCAATCCTCTTTGCAGAGCAGGGGCCTAACCGCTTTAAGGTGATGTCCTTATTCTTCGAGGATGTACCAGGAGGACACAACGACGGCGTAAAAATCCAGGAAGACTTAGACCTTGGAGAGATTACGATTACATACTTTACCGATGAAGACGAGACCGAACTAACCGAGGGCGCGGTCTATGACTGGGCCTTAAACTTCTATAAGACCAACTGAGAGAGGGAGAGAGATGACAACAACACAAGAACAGAAGAAAAAACTACGCTTCGATTGCTCTTGCAACGGATGCAGGAACTACCCAACCCGCCCCGCCGAGGTGTGGAACGAGCACCAAATAGCAGGAAAGGCACAGGGGCACTTCTTTACTAAGGACACGATGCGATTCTTTAAGTCACGGATTGCAGACTTCAAGCCAGTAGGGATTAGCCCTCGCGGGATTGATTCTCTAATGGTAATCGTATCCAACAAGCGAGACGATGATGCCCGCACCTATGAAATCGTGACGCTGTGCCCATATGGAGAACTGGCCCGCGAATGGGTGAAGGATAGCGATGGCTCACCGATTGCACGGTATGAGAGTCTCTACAAGGCACGTAAATCTGATCGATGGAAGTGTTCAATCGCTGCACAAATATGCGAGTGCCACGGATGCCAACTAGATAAGGCGGGGCGCTAATGACTGATGCGATAGTTCTATGGGGCTTGCTGCTACTGTATGGTGTACCAATCGCAACCCTTGCGTATTGGATGGAGAAGAAGGCTAGAGAAGGAGGAGAAGATGAGTGAGCAGGATAAGACGGCGCAGTTCGTGTTTACGGTAGTGATTGTGCCTGATAACAAGCGATACGAAGTAGAACTATGGGATTTTGCAGGCACAAAGCCTGACTTAATCGCAGCAGGTGAGGGTAGCAACTGGCGCACGGCGCTAGGTGAAGCGTTATCGAAGATCGAATTACCAATAGACAAACAGGAGAAAACCGTGAGTGACTTAGTGAAGGAGAAGGCAGAAGATGAAGGCGTATGAGGTGACCATATCCAAGGTTGTGTATCGCACAACTGATGAGTTCAACACAGAAGAAGAAGCCCGTCTGTGGGCTATGGCAAAGCGTGATAGATACAAAGAACTACTCGATGATAACAAGGTGGAGTACTTCTTCGAAGTAGAGGAGGTTAGTAATGTCTGAGCCTACGGTAGACTACTGGCGTGCTAAGGCACAGTTATGTCAAGACCTAGCAATACTACAAGTACAAGATGAAGAGACAGAGAAGGAGGCAGGGATGAACCTTATGCGTATGGTGTATGCCCTGTCTATGGTAGATACATTCAACGAAGGAGGAAGTGATGACAACTGATGAGAACGTAGTGGGATTTCACCCAAAGAATAAACTGGTAAACTTCTACGAGATAGCAACAGAAGAAGGCAACGCAGTATGGGGCGGGGAAGATCCGCACAGTGCATTCCAATGGCTACGCCAATCACCAATGGACTCACGCCTATTGGTCTCGTGCTGGGAAGCAGGGGAAGAGGATGCGCGATTGATAATTGAACCCATTGATATAACAAAGATTGTCTATGCAGTAATGGCAGGAATACAATGAGCCTAGTACTAGGTCTGATAGTGGTACTGCTCATAGCCTATGTTCTAATAGTGTGGGAGGATAAGACAAATAATGGAGGCTAAGAATAAGAGAATGGTTGGTGCTGCTAACCAAGCAGTACGCCAACGCAACTACAGAAGGGCAAGAGACCGCGCCTTAGTGCGTCTTGCTCATCTTTACCCTGATACCTATAAGCAGTTGCTTGAAATGGAGAAGCAGACAGATGAACAAGAAGGTAAAACGTGGCTTGACCTTGACGGTAATACTATTCCTGTTGTCGGTGTTCGTATCCGCACAGCAGACGGGCGAGGTGCCCCTGTCCTCAAAGATTCCATTAATAAAAGCACGGACGAAGGCGACAATGGAGGAGAAGCGTGAGAACAGAGCACTTACGATTAGTTACGCGAGAGCACTCGGTTACAACCACAACCAGATCAAGTGTCTACTCACCCTTTGGACCCGTGAGAGCAGGTTTGACCACCTCGCAGACAACCCAAGAAGCACGGCTTACGGAATTGCTCAACTCCTTAGAGAGCGTAGTAGCCAGCCTGAACTCCAAGTCTTACACGGTCTACGATACCTTGACCATCGCTACGGAAAATCTGCGTGTCGCGCTCTCCAACATAGCAACAGACGAGGATGGTACTGATACACTATAAGTGCATCCTCTTCTTCGGGCACAAAGAACCTCACCGCTACCCTTCCTGCGGTGGGGTTCTTTATTTGTCCGTAGAGTAGAAGCCTTTGCCTTTGAATGTAACAGGAGGAGAAGTCCACACACGTCTGAATTCATTGTGACAATTGGTACAGATTATAGTCTCTTCAGGGTCAGTCATCTTGCGCTCTATCTGTCGCACATCACCACATCCTGGACATTCATAGTCATACATCATACGTAAGGTGACTCCCCTCCCATAAAGTTAAGTAGTTTACGCAAAGCATTACCGCATCTTCGATCTGCAGTAGAGACTGCACATTCAAGCGTGTCACTTAATTGTTGCAACGTATAGTTCTCGTGGTATCTCAGGCGCAGTATCTTCTGCTCATCTTCATCTAGTAACTCATAAGCCTTCTTAATATCAATGAGCGTAGCCAATAGGTTGCCACCCTCAGAAGGTGCAGAAGGTTTGCGTGGTGTGCCATCATTGACTAGGTTCTGTGCTTGTTCAATGGCAGTATCATTGACAACACTTGCGATAACATAAGGTAACAGTTGTGCAATAGTAACAACATCATAGAAGGATTCATCATTGGTCTGATATCCAGATCGAGTGGCCTTCTCTTTGCGGGCATAGCGTTCGATAGCACGCTTCATCTGCCAGCCTATACGCCTTTGATTAGCAAGGCGAATACTCTCACTCTCTTCTTCTAGTAACCCATTGAAGTACACCACACGTGTCATCAACCAAGCGTATGCTTCTTGCGTTAGGTCAGCACGGTCTACATACTTACGATAGCGACGGTGAACAAGGCTCACCACACTAGGCACAATGTCATTGAGTATTGGATGTGGTTCAGTCACAGTCAGGTAGCACCAAATCTATAGTGTGTTGGATGTTAAGTAGTTTGATAGCAAGGAAGTCAATGTAATTACTGGCATCTGCTAACTCTTCGATCAGTTCTCTAATGGTATCTGAAGTAGTAAAGGACTCAAACTTCTGCCCCTTAGCGTGTGAGTACTGGTCGTGGCCCACACCCTTGACACGCATAGCACGAAGAGACGCAAAGGATTCAATGAAGGATGTTAAGTCCTCAGTTGTCACACCCAATGCACGATAGCCAGTAACTGCAGCGTGATCTACTAACGGGTTGGCTGCGGGCGTATCAGTATTGTCTGAGTCTTCCTGTCTTGGTGCAAGATGTGAAAGCCCATATGCTGCAAAGTCTGTAGCATTATGACCCATTCGTTCTCGGTCATCGTCATACATCACGCACCTCCAAATAGTTTTAACGATTCTTCTTTGCCGTGTGCAAGGTAGTAATCGTTAATGTCCATTGATGCAGGCAATGATACTATGCGTGAGTTCAATACCTCTTGTGACACACGGCGAGAGAACTCAGCCCCAGGATTGGTGCCGTCCTCTTTGATATCGTTATCACCT